AGGCGCTCGACAAAATAGAAGACTCTTTAACAAAGATCTTTGATAAGCTGGATACTCTTGCTGAGCAAAAACAAAATAGAAAAGAGAGTGAAGTGTAATGGGGTTCACATGGAACCAACATTCCCTAGACCGTATGGTGGGCCTGCACCCCGACTTAGTCAAGGTGCTGAATGCCTTCGCCCCCGTGTCCCCACTAGAATGCGTGATAGCGCAGGGTTGCCGAACTGCTGAGGAAGAAATGGCGCTCTGGCTAAAATGCCACAATGCCGACGGTACCCGTAATGATGAGCCTTGGCTCACCAATTGTAACGGCTACGCCAAGGGCACCATCGCCCCTAATGGTGATGACGGTACGGGTGTATCCAATCACCAAGGCGGGTATGCCGTAGACCTAGGGGTCATTATAGGCGGGGTATACCAAGGTAACGTGCGCTACTACCACACCGTAGCAGGGGTGCTAGTGCCCCTAGCGGCTAGCTTAGGGGTGCCCTTGGTATATGGCGGTACGTGGCTACCCCCTAAAACAGACTCAGACCACTTTGAATTGGATAGGGAATACTACCCTTCCATAACGGCGTAACGGGGTAGCCGAATTAAACCCCACACTTAAAGGAGAAATACTATGAGTGAATTTACAACCCTACGCGACAAACTGGAAGCCTTGGTGGAAAGCGGCGCGACAGCCGTTGAAGCCCTGTTTGCCCCCATCCTTGCTGAACTTACCCCAATGGCTGAGGCTGATCTAAAGGTCGCGGCTCAGGCTGGTGTCACCGCCGCCCTCGGCGCTATTGCCGGAGGTCCTGTATCTATGACGCTGACAGGTGTGGAAGCGGCTATTGTGGCAGGGGCGAGGGCAGCCGCAGCTAGTGCTGTAACAAGCGGCAAGCAGCTTACAGTGCAGGCCGCCACAGGGCTTGTGGTGGCGGCAGGGCTAACCGTGCCTGCGCTGGTAGCCCCCGCCACGGGCGGCTAAATGTTCTCGATTATTGGATCAGTTCTTTCTGCGGTAGTGAAGGGGCTTCTTAACTTCTTTCTACCCAGCAAAGATGAAAAGTTGGGGCAGGCTGAAGAGGCTAACAAAATCCAAGCGGGGATTATAAAGGATGAAACAGTTGCGAAAAATGTTAGTGATAGGGTTGACAATATGTCTGCCGCTGATGCTAAACAGTTGCAGTTCGACCTCAACAACCGCCCGTGAGGATTTGTATCATAGGGATAAGTGTGCGGTAGGTGATCTTCAGTGTTTAAAGAACGAGCTTACGCATTACTGCCTTTATGAACCAGAGATAGCAGCGCTCCCGAAGAGCAAAAACTGTAATTAACTTCCTCCAAGAAGATGGGGCGTGGCCGCCGAAAGGTAGCCACGCCCTTTTCTTTTATTCAGGTTGCGGAACTATGGCCTTCAACCTACGCTGCTCCGCGTGAATTAAACTGTCCAACGCCATTAAGGTGTCTTCAAGTACAGTGGGGTCATTGCATTGATAAACGGCCAACCCTATAAGAACGTTGCGGTCAGGCTCGTTCATAGCCATGCTATCCATAAGTTCGTTGGTCTGGTATTCAACCGCCGCTGTGCGCTTCTTTTCCACTTCTATAAACTTCTCCAAAAAGTGGCGGGCTTTTTCAAGGTCTTGCAGGCCGTTCTTATTACGCCAGCGTGTGACATACTTCGCCACCTGTGCTGGAAGGTAGCTGACGTTAGCGTCAACAACCCAGTCCCAGTGCTGCTTACCTGACACAGTCTTATAGTGTTCCCCACCAACCTGTTTTTCGTTTACCTTAGACATCCTTCTTCTCCTTTTTAAGTTGACGCTTGCGAAGCCACAGTAGACTACCCAGCTTCCAATCGTTTTGGTCCGGCATTGTTTCTATTAGACGAATGGCCGCCGCCGTGTCCCCGCCCTTGTGTAACTTGTGAGCTGAGTACATTGGCTCACAGATTACATTAAAGAAACTCCCATTATCTGTTACCACTTCTGGGCTATCTATAAAGTCCATTAGCTGGTGGAACCACTCCTTTGAGGTACTGTCCAGCGGCATCGGCTTCGCCTTGCCCTCACGGTAAAGGTCGGTCTCAGCGGCTTCGTAGGACATAGCCCACAATTGCTCTTTAGAGTATACGCCTGTGTAAGCGTGAAGATTGTTACTAACTTGATTATAGACACCGATTGGTACTCCTATCTGTTCTGCCATATACTCTTGAAGAATACTAAAGTGGACGGCATTCGCGCCGTAGGCTCCCCAAATAATATCGTTACTTCGATTGCATACGGTCATGTTAAGCTTCCCACCACGAACATCAAAGTAGGCGTGGGTGTTACACGGTACGTCCTTACCTCCATTAGTCGCAACGTACAGGTCGTGTGGTAGGTCTGTTTCCATACCATTCCACATAGACAGTACACAACGACGACTTGCAGGGTTCTTTTTAAGTTCATCAATTATAACCGCAAGCTGGTCATAACCAAAGAAGCTTCTCCACCTCCACCCATATGCCCCCCACGCGGTGATACCGTTATCACTATAATCTTTAAACCGTCTATTGAACTGAGCAGGCCACGCTACGTCATTCAGCCCCGCTAGCATCCATAGTGATTCAAACAAGTGGAAGAAGGGGTTGGCATCTCTGGTAGGACTAAAGAGCACCCGCTCCATTGGCTTCCTATAGCTTGTACAGACTGGTGTGGGGTAGACAATTACTTCCCCATTTCTAGACTGCTCAGCTACTCCATTGGCTAGCAACTCTGGTAAGACCTGCACTATTGCATCGCTTACGTTTCTTACATCAAAGGCCCTCATTAGCTTCTCCCGTTGTAAAGCTGCTTCGGTCTGCCTTCACGAAGTCTTACGCGCTCGTATTTATCAAACTCGCAAAGGCAGTTTTGCAAATCTTGTGCGTGTAGCGTTGGCATTCCAGCCTTGGCTATAAGCTCTGTTATAGGGCGGTGCAGTTCTATAAGGCAGGCATGCCAGTAAGTTTCTTTCCAAGGCTTGTTAGGCGGATAGCCGTAAACACGATTTAACCCCCTACGACTTCCGGGACCACTGGCGGCGAATGTGTACCAGTCTTCTGCACTACTATATGGGTGAAGGTATTTAACGTCTGCTACCACCTGCGCCGCCATGAAGCTACCAACCCCTTTTATGTCCATAAGGGCGCAGTGTAATGCCCCCAGCCCGTGGCCTGCCCGTGCAATGGCACTACGCCGTTGCCATGCCGCATCCAGTACCCCCGCCACATACAGTCCCTTGTCCATAGGTTGCCCGTTGGTACTGATTATGTACGCGGGATTAAAGACGCGCATCCCAAGCTTTTTTCTAGAAACCACTGCGTCAACAAACCGCGTTATATTCCACGGTGACGGGTAGCCAATCTCGTGCGCGGTATCTTCCCAATTAGTAAACCTAAACACGAGGCTTGGAAACCACGAAAACTCTTCTTCTCTACGCCAGTATTTCGCGTACCACTTAGTCTGTGTGTCCAACTCTCGGTACACATTACAGAAGCGGTAGGTTTGTAGAACTTTATCATCAGTCCACGGTTTAACCATCCCCACCATTTTATTTTCGTAAATTTCATACCTTTTACGTATAAAGTCAAACAGCTCTTGTGTTCTCATAATTACACCTACTTGTTGATGAGAGCGTGGGCTGCTATTACAAGACTGCTGGCAGCTTGCGCGGGTGTAAGCTGGTAGGGTACCTTGTACACCGTATGACCCACTGTAGCGGCTCGCAGGGCTACACTGTTTACCGCTTTATAGGTAGGGCGCATGGTACGTTCCGCATCAAACGGCGCTTCGTTACCCTTGGCTTGGCGTCTTTGCGTAACACGGGCTACGCACTCTTCAAAGGGCGTATCCATAAACGCATAAAGCCATTTTCCAATATGCTGAGGCTCTTCGCTCATAGCCCCAAACGCGCCGTATGTTTTGCCAGTTATCAGCCCTTCAAAAAACACCACATCAACGTGGGCATTTTCAGCCCAATGGCGAACCATTGCTAATCTAATATTCTTATCGCTTATGGTATCCATACCGCCGCACACGTTTTCGTAGTTACCAAGGATCGCCCACACCCGACCTTCTACTTTCCCGCTATACGCCTGTATCTTACCGCCGTGATGCCTAGCAATAGACTGCCCCATCATTTCCATTAACGCACGGGCAATAGAAGTCTTTCCAGAACCATTAGTTCCGCCTAATTTTACAACAATCATTGAAATTATTCCCTTACTTAGAAAACTAGGGCGGCTGTGAATTTAGCCGCCCTAGTAATTAACCGAAGATATACGAACAGCTTATCCGATTTGGATAATGCCCGCCGCTTCCCAGCGGGTCAGGTACTTTGCTTTCGCATTTTCGGTTGTCATGTATTCAGCTACGGTCTTTGCGCCAGCCAATGCCTGAAAGGCGAGGTCGCGCTTAGAGCCTTCACGGTAGGGGCTTTCTTTAACCATTACCTTCAGCTTGCGCGGGTCAGAAGCTGCGGAGCTACGCTTCGTACGCTTTTCACCAGCTTCTTCGCCTTCAGCCGCTGCGGGTGCCGCTTTAGGTTTCGCACCGCCAGTTGACACCTTCGCAAATTTCTTTACTTCAGGTGCATCCTCTTGTTCAGAAGCAGCGGTTTCTTTCTTAGCAAATTTAGGGTTAGCCATAGGTTCCTCCATTGTTAGCGTTGATTTCACTACCTATAAAGTGGTAGCGGGTTATTTGCAGAATAGCACACTTATACTAGAATGCAAGTCCTATTTTAAGTTTACCGCTTTTTCCTTAAAAAAGAGTTAAGGGCATCGAACAAGTCTTTTTGCCCACGAAATTTATTATTCATAGCTTGTATTTTTATTTCGTCTACAGTATCTCGCGCAATTATTCTATGTATAAAGACATGCTTGTGTTGATTTCCCTGTCTGAACACTCGCCTGTTAAATTGATCATAGTACTCAAAGTTCCAAGTTAAAGAATGCCACACCACATGATTTCCGGCGTTCTGAAGATTAAGACCATGCGCGATGGAAGCCGGTTGTCCGAGCAATACCGGCAGTTCACCAGCGTTCCACATTCGCTCAAGTGCTGCAGATCGCTTCGGTGTAACGCCGCCTCCAATAAAGGGTACATCTTTTCCCAATACACCGCGTAGCCGTATGAGGTCGTGATTATATTCGTAGGCAACAAGGGCAGGTGAACCATTAAGCTCTTCAATGAGACTAGACAGCGCCTCCGACTTTTCGTCATGTATTCTGTAGGCAACCCCGTGTTCATCGTATATACCTCCATTAGCCATTTGCGAACACTTGGCAGAAGCTACCGCCGCCGATACTGCGACTATATCGTTACCTTCCAGTGCCGCCACAAGTTCATCTTCCATTTCCTTATAAACTTCACGCGCCTCCGGCGGAAGGTCAACGTAAATATCGTTAACTATTATTTCTGGTAGCTCCAGATAATCAGCCGCGTCCATACGCAGCGCGATGGGGCGTACCGCATCCTGTATCTGTTTCTCAGCACCCTTCTGAAGCTTCCAGTCATAACCTTGGAACCCAGATGGGTAGAAGAAGCGGTTGCGGTAGTGCGTGATGTACCGCCCCAAGGCCGCGCCCTGATCTAGGAGGTATATCTGTCCAAATAAGTCCATATACCCATTGGGAGTTGGTGTTCCAGTAAGGATATACCTGCGGGCAAAGTAGTCGAGTTGATTTTTAAGGATTTTAAACCGCAGGCTACTCGTACTCTTAAACTTGGTGGACTCGTCAATACCCAACAAGCCAAAGCCTCTTTTCTTGAAGTCCTTATGGCCAAACAGCCACGACAACCCTTCAGGGTTAACCAGATAGATATCTGCATCCCGCGCATACGCGCGCTCCTTATCTTTGCCGTGCAATATTTCGTACGATAGCCCGCTAAAGTCAGACCACTTTTCTATCTCTTTTGGCCACACTGAGTATACGACCCGTAGTGGTGCAATGATAAGCGCCTTGTCGATTAACCCTTCCTTCTTTAACATCTTTATTATGGCGAGAAGAATACTTGTCTTCCCTAGACCTGGATCTAGAAAGAAAGCCGCGCAGGAGTTCTGCAGCCCGAACTTTATCGCCTTCTTCTGATAACCGTGCGGCTTCCAAGCGCGCCCCGACTGCTTCCCATGCTTCGTTCCAATCATCGTGTACCTCCACATCAAAACCTAATTCACGTAACTCGTTAATCTCAATTTCTTGCCGCCGTAATAATCTGTGGTGCCCGCCCTTGCGTTTAAACTCTATGATAAGAATCCTACCCGTTGGTAGATACAGTTCCCTGTCAAGAAGCTCACCGTGCTTTTTAAGGCGACACTTTATCTTATGCTTTTTAAGTTTCTTCATAAACCCCTTTTCTGTAGACTTTTCTAAAACTTGCACGGACCACCATTCGCCTTTTTAAAGTGACAGAAGCGGCAGGCATTTCCAGGACGAGGTGCGAACATCGTATCGTTAAGCATAGGCTTCACCTTTTTCTCCCAATCCTTTTGCAAGGGCTTTAGATCTTTTGCTTCGAACTCTGCGGGTACCACATCGCCGCTATCTAAGAACCAAAGCTGGGCGACTACCTTCTTTATAGGGGGAAATTTAAGAAAAGCCCCCAGCCCGTAAAGGGTCATCTGCTCTGTATAACCGCCACGGTTCTTGCCCGTCTTATGGTCAATAACATAGGCGGTGTCACCGTCAACGCAAACGGCGTCGATCTTAATGCGGCACCATATTCCATTCCAGTCATTCCACATGGTTTCGCTCCAGTCTTTAGTGAAGCACCACATTTCTTCTACCAAAGGTTTAGAAGCCTTGAGCTCAACAAACTGATCTTTAAACTTATCTAGCTCGGCGGGCAACTTCTTAAACTTACTCTTTTCTAAAGCTTTGAACTGCTTGTCAAAGGGTATCATGCTATCGCTGGGTTTCGGCAGTTTACCGCTGACGTAGGCTTCTGCCAGCTTGTGAATGGCATCGCCTCTATCCATAGCTGCTGATCCTGGCTCAGCCCTCTTATCAATGAACTTGTACTTCGCGGCCGCAGGGCACTCCGTGTATTTGTTATAGCGACTATAGCTCCATGCTGTGATTCTATTTACCAAGGCCATTATGCTGCTTCCTTTACTAAATGACCCCAAGCTTTACCAGACTTACCATCGGTCAGTAACGGTACGTCCACTTCTATTGATTCCATACACTCTTGCAACAGCTTCATATCCTTCTTAGCCGTTTTAACGGGCGCTGAGATGTTTATTTCATCATAAACTGTTACGATAAACTTCGCCTTCGGGTTGCGTTGGGGATGGTAGTACCACCTGATGATAGCTTCCTTGGTACAATCCGCCGCAGACCCTTGAATAGTATAGTTCAGCATCTTGTACTCAAAGGTCATATTCCGCCCAAACTTCTCACTAAACTTCGGGGGTTCAACGTAGTACACGCGCCCGCCCCATGTGATGATAGGCTCACCCGCTTTCGCCATAGCCTTAATCGCCTTATCCAATTCAGGTAGTCCTGGCAGAGCTATATTCTGTGCAGCGCGTAGATCCTTAATAACGTCAATCGGCAAGCCTAGCTTCTCTGCTAACGAGTTAGCACCCTCCCCATACACACGCCCGAAGTTAATAGTCTTAACAGGTGTACGTGGAAAGTCCTTACCCGTAATGCGTAATATTTCTTCTTTAACAAACTGGTGAATGTCCAGCTTGGGGTTATCTATATACGCCTGCATAATGGCACCATCTTCAAAGTGGCCTAGCAGCCTTAACTCCTGCTGGTTATAATCTCGGTGAAGCCACACGCAACCCTCTTCTGGTAAGCAGTAAGTTCTAATCAAGGGTAGCGGCGGTAACTTCACACACGTTGGCTGTGTCCACCCATCACCTTTATCGTCATAGCTTTTGGCTACGTTCAATAGGTTAGGGTTATCGCAACTCGGTCTTCCTGTGCGGGTGCCCTTAGTATCGCTACCCGTTTTAATCTGACGTACCTGATTCCAGTTGGGGTGGATGGTGCCGCCGGAAGCTTCGGCCTTGGCAAGCCACGGTTCCATGAACATACGCAAGCAAGTTGTAAGACGGTTGCGGTAGCCAAGAACTTGGAATACCGTTTTATCATTAAACCGCTCGGCCGTCATAGTTTTCTTGGCCGTACTACGTCTACCCGTTTTGGTGACAGCCCACTCCGTTACTATGCCAGTGTCATTAAGCCTGTCCGCCAGCTCTTTATCACTATCTATGTTTAGTACACCGCCAAGCTTCTTATACAACCACTCTTCAGACTTAGCCAGTGCCTTCTGGTAAATGGGTATGTCGCGGCGCAGCGACTCAACATCTACGCGCATACCTGTACGCTCGCTTTCAAGAAAGATGGGTAACAGTTTACGCTCCCTATCGTAAGCTGGTTCCATACCCGCTTCTACGATAATGGGGTGCAGTAATTCAAACAACTTTTCTGTACGCTCGGTATCTCCGTTGGCGTACTTCCCAACAAGATCTCCAGGAGCCCGCCAGATATGAGCACCCCACTCCGACGGTTTACAATCCACGTTAGCCAGTACCCAGTCTTTAACTTCATCGCGCTCTGCGGCGGGCATGTCCAGCAATTCTGCGGCGGCGGGTTTTAAGCCAAGCGTAATGGAGTGAGGGTTGTTAAGGAACAGTAGGAACATTGTGTCGTGTACCTTATCCCACGGTAATGGTGGCATACCCATATGGGTTTCTGCAACGTCCGTATCAAACTTGGCATGGTGGCATAGCACCCCCGCAGGGTGCCCCCAAGCGGCGGCTAGGGCGGCTGTAGCTTGCGCCTTAGTGCAGTTGTTAGCCGTAGGGTGCTTAAAAGCGTAGTACCTAGCGGGCTTGCTAGGCCACTTTATAGACACACCCACAGGCTCTGGTGGGTACATCGGGCGGTCTTCGATACCTTTGGTTTCAAAGTCCACTGTAACGGGTAGCTTTTTCATTGGCAGTTAACTCCTTGTGCAATAACACAATCTTGCATGTGTTCTAGTTTAGTTACGCGCTTACTTAGATCACCTATGGCGTAGGAATACATCAGTACTATAAAAAGAACGGTCCATCCAAGCGTCGTTAATCTATTATCCATAGGTTCCTCCAAGGTTAAAGAGTAGGCGGTAGTTCACCCCATACAAGCAAACTACCGCCCTCGCGCTTCCTACTAGGAAGTCAACTCACTAGCG